CCACCGGAATGCAATAACAGATGATATATTGTAACTGTAAATATTTCGATGATACAATATGTTTCCCGGGTAATTTGCCCGGGATTTTTTATTGCATTTCTTCTATATATATGTTATCATAACACGTGACCAGAACACACAAAATGGTCAGAAAAAAGAACAATTCTTTTCGCCGCGTAGCTGCGGCGTTTCTTTTTGCCCCGGAGATCCCCGGGGCTTTTTTGTTGGCCGATTACTGGCGATTACACCATTCCTGTAACGCCTTGACCATAGCAGAAGGATTACTGATCACGCCGTCTACCGGTGTGCCGAGTTTTTTCTGGAGCGCACGGATGGTCTGCGGTCCGATATATCCGTCTGCGGTTACTCCCACCCATCTCTGCATGGCCTTGATCAGATCGGAGCCGCCGGACAGTTTACCAGACCATTCGGCCGCCGCGATGCCAGCACAGTATTTTTTGTTTGCTATTGGCTGATCGCTGATCACGCCGTCTACTCCAGTTTTAAAAATCTCCTGCAAGCGTTTGGTCAGCTCATGACCCCATACACCATCGACTGCTATCGCTTTTGAGGTGGATTCTTTGGCCGCGCCGCCATAAGTGCAAAATTTTGCATGGCAGTTGATCCAGCCCGCACCGGAGAGCAGCCGTCCCCAGCTTCCATTCTGAATTTCTGTCACCGTGTAGCTGCCGCAGTCTTTGATCGTTCCAACGCGTCGGCTGTCTGCATCCGGTTTCTCCCGGATATTCAGATCGGTGTTGACTCGATAGATTCCCGGTTTGTAGGTTTTCTCTCCGGATGCATTGCCGCTTCCGGAAGAATCGAAGTTTCCGTTACTGATCAACTTTTTGAATCTCGTCCAATCACCTCTTGCATTAATCTGCGATGGGCAGTTTTTGCTGCAGATATCGAGATGGCGGTAAACTCTGGATGCTGGGATGCCTGTTTCTTTCATGAGCTGCCGCACCAGCGCCACGGTGTTCTGGAATGCCTTTTCGTAATTGTATCCGCCCTGCACGCACATTTCCACACCGAGGCTGTTCCGGTTGCCATAAGAACCGAACAGGTTGCCGTTTCCGTAGTTGATGCCAACGTGCCAGCATCCGCGGCTATGCGGCGCGGCCTGGTAGGCAGTATCTCCATCGTCCACGTAGTAGTGTGCAGACATGTTCTGGAAATTCCCGTCATGCTGTGCTCTGGCATGAGCGCGGGCATTGGCAGTTGGCTCAAAATTGTCGGTGTTATGTACAACAATACACTGTGGGGTGTTGTACGGGTAGGTGTTCTGGATACTTATGTATGATTTATCAATCTTCATATTTACTCCATTCTGCCGACGATTTGCGCCGGCGCAAAAGAGGACGGTTATTGGCCGCCCTCACTCTGTTTTCTGTGTCTGCTTGATAATCTGATTCACATAATTGCTCAGCCCCGCCACAAGGATGCCCTGCGTGACCGCTGTAAAGACTGCCATCGCCGCCTGCTGGCCGGTGCACACCTCACTGGTAGCCAGCACCCAGATGGCGCACAGGACGATGCTCACGCCGCCGAGAATCAGAGGAATATACTTATCCTTTACAGCCTGTGCCTGTTTCAGTCCCATGCCAAGGAAGTACAGGACAATAGCTACAATGATCAGTTCCGGTTTTACATAATTCATAATCTGTTCCATGTCAATCGCCTTTCTTTTTTAAGTGTAATTCATCAATTTCCTGCTTCATCTTTGTGATCATACCGTTTCCACCAAGCACATGATAGGCTTCGTACATCTCGCAGAAGTTCTGGTATGCATAGGATGGGATATCTCCAAGCTGTGTGTACTTGCTGTGGTACTCAATCAGCTGGACTCTGAGTAGTAACATAGTTCCCTTACTGTTCGCGTCTCGATCCCTTTTCTGATTTTTTAAGAGCCAGACGATGTAGCCCAGCAGCACTGGAAGTGCTATCGTATATGTCTGCATTAATATTTCATTCACTGCTCTGTCTCTCTTTCCCACTATTGAACGCAGAAGAAGGACCGTTTCCGGCCCTACTCAGTTTTTTCCTTTTCTTCCAGCTCTGCAGTGTACTTATCATACTCATCCCAGATGTCGTTCTCGAATTTGTCAACAACATCATCGATATCCTTTTTATTGGCACGATACTTTCTACCGTTGTTGATGTAGCGATTGATGATTGGAACATCCGGATGTTTTGCATCCATATTGGCGTCCATAGACACAACGGTCTCGCCGTCAACTGTGATGATTCCAGAATAATGAATGTCCTTTGTGTAAGTTGCTGATACTGCCATATTTTTGTCCTCCTAAAAATTAATTTGTATCTCCAGAGATATTATCTCTCATGGATTCAAGTTCACTTCTTAGATCCGCAACCTCTACTTCAAGGTTCGATCTTCTTTGCTTTTCGAGTTGAAGCTCATGCGTTATTATCGCAATCAAATTGGTATATACCATACTATAAGTATCAATATAGCCATCCTCAGTGTTCTTCCTGTCGTGGTGTACCAGATCCAGCTCGTCTTCTCGGATTCCTAGTTCTCGCATGGCTTCTACGACATCCTGTGCGACGAATCCATAACAAATGCGCCCATCACCGTCAATCATCCGATACTGAACTGGTTTTAAGCGATCGAACAGCTCTGAATGAATATCCGTCTTATTGATCTTGCTCTCACCGAGTGGAAATATGTTTGTTTTGGCGCGGCGATCGGATGTGACCTGTGGGGAGTTTTTAACGATCAAACGCTCCCATACTCTTCCACTATCTCCTAGCATAATCTTTTCGGAGTACGCCTTGGTCGGTGCGAACGCTCCAGTATACACTCCTCCAGACCAGCCACAGCCATAAAATTCGACCTCTGCCTGATAACCTTTCTTCTTTGATTCAAGAATAATGCTACCGTTACCAATATCGAAGTTTGCTTTGTTGTTGGCATCCGAGTAAGTATTTACAACGAAAGAATCGTCAACAGCCCCGGCTATACAGCTTCCAGAAGAACTTGATGTCTCCAATACAGATTCGTGGACACCTTTAATATCTACATATTCGCTCTGGATTGACAGAGCCGCATTGCCGGATTTTGTTTCAACCAAAATCTTACCGACACCGCCACATAACTCAATAACCGCATCTTTTGCGTTCTTTCCAAGCTGGATCAACTTATCACCATAATATGCGAGTGTCGTTCCTGCCCGGTTAAGAATCTCAAATGCTGATGTTGAAATCTTAGTCCGATAGCCAGACCAAGATCCGCTGGTTTTATTACCAACTTCCAATCCGGTCCCATCAGTAAACTGCATAAAGTTGGTGGCTGTTTTTGCTGCTTGTAAAGGATTCGCATTAATTGAACCAGATGGTAAAGAAGCTAATTTGGTTGATGTCCACGTCACTGTATATGGACCAGAACCTTGAGTATAGTTAAATACTCTCAGCTGTCCATACGGTTCATTTAATCTTGTTATAAGGCCCCACGTTGAAGTAGTCTTTTTATAAATCCATAACGACCATCCGCCTGAAGATCTTAGGAAATCCAATCCAGGATTTGAGTTATTTGCAGAGATAAAACTAAACTGGACATCTGTTGTCTCAAAACCTCTGCCACCAAGTTTAAATGTTGTTGGCTGATTTGCATACGAACCTGTGATCTTTATTGTAGCAAATTCGACATAAAGATTTGACTCACCGTTTCCATTTACCGTATGCACTACCTGATTTGCGTCCTTACCTGCAGCGCCCTGTGGACCTTGAGGACCTGTTGCGCCGGTTGCACCTTTATCTCCCTGAGGACCTTTATCGCCTTTTACACCTTGAGGACCTTGTGGTCCCTGAGGACCAGTTGCCCCTTTATCACCTTTATCACCTTTGGCTCCAGTATCACCTCTTAAGCCTGTTATATCAACACAAATGACATTTGCAATATACCATTTAGTTGTGATATTGTTTGTCTGCTGTTCTATCTGAAAATATACGCTTCCTTTTGATTTTCCTGATGGACAAGTGAAGTTATATGTCGCTTCCTGCCAACTGTTACCAAGATCTTTGATTGATGTCGGCGCCACAATTGTATCGTAAGGTTGTCCAGACGTCCGCGTTATGTACCATATGCCGGAGTTCAATTCGAGGGAACCCGTTATCCGCTTTCGGTGAACAGTTATGCGATACTGGTGTCCCGGAAATACTGGAAAAGCTGTTGAGCTATTTTGATGATCTCTGCTATCAAGTATATTAACTGCCGCGCCATTTGGAGCTGTGACACTTGTATCAATCCTTGTTATCTGAGGCTTTCCTGACTCAAATAGCGGATTTACCCATAGATTTGTACCATTTTTTCCATCTTCTCCAGTGGCTCCCTTATTGCCATAAGCGCCAATAACCCTTTTAGCTGTATCATTTGTGGTGTTATTTGTATATGTAATGGTTTCATAATTCCACAAATACTTATTTGTTTCAGTCATCGTTGGCACAGTCGTTGACCATGTCGTAGGAGCCGATGAATTCGAGGTTGAAACAGCATAATGCTCCGTTATGCTCTTGATACCATTTCCAGTTGGACCAGTTCCTCCAGTAGCACCTTTATCACCTTTTGCTCCAGTATCACCATACGAACCGATAATGCACGGTGCTGTTGTGCTTGCTATTGTGCCGTCAGTATACTTCACAACTTCGTAATTCCAGAGATACTTTTTGCTTGCCGAAACGGACTGCACAGAAGTTGTCCAGCCGCTTGTAGATGCTGTTACTCCGCTGGCCGAGGGAGTAGCAAGATAGTAGTTTGTAATGGAACCAATACTTTTGCCATTTGCCCCATTGCTGCCATTTGTACCGTTAGTTCCCATTCTACCAACACTGTAGAGAGTAGACGTGGCGCTATCTGTGTATGTGATAACTGTTCTTGTCCATAAATACTGTCCAGCAGATGCAGACGGTACCGAACTCGACCATGTGCCGGTCGGAACTGTTGTTCCGGAAGTTGAAATCTGGTATGCAACAGATGTCGATTTAACCCCCTTACCCGTATCACCCTTATCACCTTTGGCTCCAGCCTCGCCTTTGATTTTCGCCCACTTATACGTTCCGACACTTGTAGGATCATCTTTTGCATAGTCCACGCATGTTCCGATATAAGCGCCAATATCCTCACCACTGTTCCCGGTGAATGTCTTCCCACCGTCATTGCTATATTTGATGTGCAGATAACTGGTTTTCCCGTCTGCTCCATTGGTACCTGAAATTCCCTGTTTTCCCTGTGGCCCCTGCGAACCTTCCAGCTGCTGCCAGCTGTACTTCTTCGGATCATCCGAATCCGTCTGTGTAAAATCCACATACGTTCCAATGTATTTTGACGGTGTCTCTGTCATCTGAGACGCAGAGGTCGGATTCGAAACCGCAGAATATTTGATGTGAAAATAAGTAGTTTTTCCATCTTTTCCATCTGCTCCCTTCGGCCCCTGAATTCCCTGCAGTCCCTGTGTACCTTGCGGCCCTTGAATCTTTGTCCACTTGTATTTGGACGGATCGGTAGAATCCGCCTTTGTATAGTCCGTGTGCACACCGATGTACGTCTTACCGGTTGATTCTGTAATAGAAAATCCTGTCTTTCCATCTGAACTTGTTGCATAGGCAATGTGCAGATAAGGGGTCTTTCCATCCGCTCCCGGCTTACCCTGAATACCCTGTGTACCGTCCGCACCCTTAATCTTTGTCCAGGCATATTTCGTCGGATCGGTGCTGTCGGCTTCGACCTCATCTACATACATTCCAATGTAGTCTCGATCAGAATCTGAAACAGAAAAACCAACCTTTCCGTCGGAGCTGTTTGCATAAGCGATATGCGTATACGTGGTTTTGCCATTCTCGCCCTTCGGTCCTTGAATTCCCTGTTCTCCCTTTTCACCCTGCAGTCCACGCAGTCCCTGTTCGCCTGGATCTCCTTTATCACCTTTCGGCCCCTGAAATTTGCTCCAGCGGTACTTCGCCGGATCTGTGGAATCCGCTTTGACAAAATCTACATATTGGCCGATATATGTCTTATCAACTGCATTGGTTGTCGAAAATCCTGTTTTTCCATCAGCGCTCGTTGCATAGGCCATATGCAGGTAACTGGTTTCGCCATCCGCTCCATCGTTTCCCGGAACACCATCCGCTCCGTCCTCGCCATCATCGCCCTGGAACTTCCGCCAGGTATATTTGGTTGGGTCTGTGCTGTCCTCAAGCGTATAATCTGTATAGGTACCAATATACTTTCCGGTATCTTTTCTCATCTGATTTGCTGTCGGGTTCGGAACATCAGCATATCTCACATGGAAGAAACTAGTCAGACCATTCTTTCCGGGCTCTCCCGCAATTCCCTGCTCTCCAACAACCTTTACCCAGGTATAGATGCTCGGGTCTGTAAGTACCGGCTGTTTTGTCGTCTGATTGTATGCGATACCCATGTATGTCTTTCCAGCTGATTTGAGCGATATTCCGCCGCCCGTTTCCGTATCAGCAAACACAACCCAAGTGTAAAACGTCCGGTTCTTTGCCAGTTTTTCAAACTGTGCAGCCAGGCTCTCCATCTTTTCTGAAATTCCACTCGATTTCAGCTTGTATTCGCCCAGCGTTGCCGTGTACTCATCATTGCAAATGGAGGACTCCAGTTTCATGATTCTTGCAGACAAATACAGTTCTCCGGTATCGTCTACAATATTCACCGTATCGCCGATTTTAATCCCATCCGGCAGATACGCCAGCTCTACTTCATAGGAAACAGCCGCATCGTAGATCTTTTTCAGCTTTGAAACTGCCCTGTTGCAGAGTTCTGACTTGCTGGTAGTATCGTAAGTGTACGACTGGACGATATGTCCCGTACCACTTCCTTTTTCGGAAAGATACCGGCTCCATTTGGCCACTGCGCTCCGGGAATAAATCGTACTGCCGGACAGATATATATCGCCGTCATCATACTTATACCCTTTCAGATTGATCGGCGTTTCACTGTCTTCCGGATATCCGCCGGTAACGGAAAGTGCCGTAGCCAGATCTTCTACTGAACTTTTTACAATGATATTTTTCACTTCCCGGTTGATCCGAAGTTCTCGCCCCTGATCTACGCCGCGTTTCTTATGCAGGTTGATATATTTGTGCTTGATTTTCAACCGGTCGATTTCAAAAGTATAGGAAACTTCCGCGTCAAACTGCGTGGCAACGCTCAAAATACGCTCAGAAGCGGTGGTCTCACCCTCCCAGGACAGTTTCCGGTTATAATTGCTGACCTCATTGATTCCAATTTCAAAGCCGGAATCGTCGCTGAATTTTTCAACATAGTAGCTCGCTGGATATGCCTTGTCTGCTTTGTATTCGCCAACTGTCTCGTTCAGGAGATCCATACCGGCATCCTCGGCATAGATTTCTACTTCCTGTTTGAAAATATTTTCTTCGCTGGTAATGATCGTATAAAATTCCTGCTCATCGCCATTCTTCCGAAGAATATAATTGCCAACAGAACCATACTGTTTCGCATCATTCCGCGTGCTCGCCGTGTAATTCAGCGTAAATTCTAGTGTAGCAACACCTGCTTCCACCTCTTCTGTTTTCAGATCATCAGAAATGTACAATCCCTTCGGTAGCTCTGTGCTTGCCTGCCCAAGGACATTCATATGTCGGTCCGCAAAATATAAAATCATAGAAACACCTCCCTGTATTTCATTGTGTATGTTGGCTGTGTTGCCCAGTCCGATGCAATGCATTGGATCTGATTCATTCCAGGCTGCAGGCAAAAGTTCTCCCAATCGTTGCCCAACGCACCAAGATCCTGTCTCGGAAGTCCCTGTAACATGACCTCTCCATTGCTACAGTCAGCTGTCAAAACCTGATTTACCGAAAATTTATTCGGAATATCACGCCATTTTTCTACATTGTCAATTCTCACGAAGATGCCGCGGAAATAATTTCTGGTGACAAGCTGATTTCCTGTATTTCGACTTCCCCACTGTCCCAAATACAATTTCACTGTTGCCACTTTCACATTTTTTAATTCTGGAACTGTAAATTCCGGATAACTGCCCTTCCAGAAAAAACGTATTTTCTCTCCATGTTTCATCATGTCGCTTGCGCCATACGTTTGGCTGTATGGGTTTGCATCTTTTCGATGGCAAGGTTCAAAAGTATATGTTTTGATGATACGCGGGTTGTTTCCACCTACCCACATATTCATGTGCGCTGTGTTTCCGATCGTATCGGTTTTGTATATCTCCTGGCAGCAGATCATTTTTCCGTTCGCATCGCAGAAAGCAATCGCCTGGCAGCCCGTCTGCCCCATAAGACCAGTTTCAAACCAGCTGTTCATGTAACAATAGAGGTGCGTCGCTCCCTTTGCTCCATTGGAATCTACCACATCAATAGATTTCATAGCTCCATTCCAGCCGTTTGTGTTTGGACTTACATATCCACTGCTGGCCAGATACAGACCTTTGATGCTGTCTACGCTCATGACACCCAGCTTTCCAGCCGTCTTGCTGTTACTGTATAAGAAGTTGCTCCCTGTATCATCTTTCCACGCCGCATCCTGTGACCAGACATATTGGTCAGCATAGCTTGTTATCAGTTCGCTTTTTTTGTATGTTTCTCCGTTCAACTCATCCGGATCACCGAACTGAAGAATTTTCTTGGAGTCATTTACAAAACCTACTACTCCATTTTCACTGTGCATTACTGCCTGAAGCTTTGGAAAGGCCCGATAAGTGCCGTTGTACGACACAATGAACGTTTTTCCGTCATCCGCAGTCGGATTCACCGTAAATTCTTCCACCGAATACTTGAATGGATCCGCGCAGTAAAATTCCAGCTCCGCAGTGATCGCATTTCTTCCCGCCGGCACTTCACTCGTTCCCTGCTTTGTTCCGATATAATATTTGTCCGGTTCATCTGCAAAAATAAGGGTTGCCTGTTCTGCATCCAGAAGAGCATTCAGTTTGTTGTAAGCACTGCGAAAAGCTGCATTATCTTTGGCTACCAGCTGATATCCCACCACAATAGTCCTTGGCTGATAACGCTTTCGTCGATACTTTGTACCGTCAGACACGCCTGTTTCCAGATCTGTAATCTCCGTACCCAAAATTTCCCGGCCGGACACATAAAGTGTCCGATAGCCGGGAATTACGTTCTCAAGATAACTTCCATTAAACATGAGAGCCTCCGAAGGCAGGTTCTGCCCTGGGTATCGCTCTGTGGTATCTACAAAGTTATACATTTATTCGCCTGCCTTTCTTTCGGTTCTCCCTTGTCTCCTGTTTCTCAATTTCTTCTCGTGTATACGTTGCAGTCGCTTTTCCAATCTCTCTTCCGTCCAGATTAACAGGTACATAGATGGTATATTTTCCATTGCTGCTGTACTGGTAGCTGTCGTCGTTCAGATCTTCATAGCCAGACCGGAGGCTCATTCCGATTTCCGGCGCAGGTGTAAGTTCCGGAACCTGTATCAATTCCATGGCGGCCTGCCTCGCCTCCTGCACATGATCCATAATGCCGTTGACCCAGCCGATACCGAAATAATTGCCGAGTTTATCTGTCACCCGTGATGGGCTGTGGATCTGTGCTCTCGCCCGGATCGCCGCCTCTGCAGCCGCCGCAAGCTGTGCCGCCACTGCTCTTACATGGCCGACCTGGCTTGCCATACCGTTAGCGAGACCCATGCCGATGTAAGCACCGCTGTTATAGGCCCCACCTGCCGATGATCGCATGGTAATTACGATTGAATTTGACATTGTTTCTGCTGTAGAAACCGCCCTTGACATTCCAGCTGAAACGCCATTATTAAAATTATTTCCAACCGCATTTCCAGAAGTCTTCGCTTTACTTTCTCCTTGGGAAAACTGCTTAATCAATGCACTGATCGCAGATTTCGCCTTGTTTCCCAATGCATCCAGCCCAGAATTCACAACATTCACGCTGGAGCGCATACCTGTAAGCGATTTTTCAGCGCTTTTCGCATTTCCGGCGATTGACTTCATACTGGAATTTACTGATTTCAGAGCAACTACCATAAGACCGGTTCCTGCGGCTCCGGCCACCATTGCCGCTGCAAATACGCCAACTGTTACAGCTGCCGCGCCAGAAGATCCTGCCAAAATCACAAAAACTGCACTGGCCGCAGTACCAGATCCAAGTAATGCCGTCAATCCAGCCGCACTGGCCTTTGCGCCAGCCGCTACAAGTGGAAATGCTGCTCCCATAATCGTCAAACCTGCACCTGCCATCACAAGCGAAGCTCCAAGCACCGCTGCTCCGGCAGACAATGCAATTACTCCTGCGGCTGCAGCCAGTGCAGTTACGCCGACCAACGCAAGACCAACTCCGAGCACGGTTGCGCCAACTCCTCCAACAGCAGCTCCGGTGCCAAAGACAATCATACTCGCTCCAAGCTGAGCAATTGCTACCGCTCCCTGCGCTCCGTACTGTGCAATTGTAGGAAGAACAGCGGATACAACAGCCAACGCTGCGCTTGCAATCAATGCTCCTGCTGCTACCAGAACAATGGCAGCCCCAAATGCGATAAATCCAACTGCTCCTGCTGTCAATGCAGGGCCGAGAGCGGCAGCGCCTACTGCCAGCAGGGCGAGAGCTGCAACCATGCCAACCATACAGCCAATAGCCAGTGGGCCAGCATTCGCAAGATTAATGGCCGATAAAGATAACAGCCCCATTCCGGCCGCCGCAATCAATACAGCGGCTCCAAATGCGATAAATCCAACTGCTCCTGCTGTCAATGCAGGGCCGAGAGCGGCAGCGCCTACTGCCAGCAGGGCGAGAGCTGCAACCATGCCAACCATACAGCCAATAGCCAGTGGGCCAGCATTCGCAAGATTAATGGCCGATAAAGATAACAGCCCCATTCCGGCCGCCGCAATCAATACAGCGGCTCCAAATGTGACAAATCCAACTGCTCCAGCTGAAAGTGTTGGTGCTACGCTCTTTGCCACCAGCATCAAGCCGCCAATTGCAACCGCCATTCCTGCCATTACGCCAATAGCCAGCGGACCGGCACTCGCCAACTGAATCGAAGAATATGCCAAAAGTGCCAAACCTGCGCTAATCATTAGCACAGCCGCTCCCAACGCCAGAAACGCCGGTGCCATCGCTGTTAATTTCTTTGAACCGCCGGACATAGATGAAAACAATTTCGTCATACCAACTGCGAGCCCTACTACCACGCCAATCAAACCGGCAAAAACAGCTATTGCCCCCGGACCAGCATTGGCTACTACAATTGCCGACTGTGCAAGCAAGTAGAATCCTGCGCTGATCGCCAGCACTCCAACGCCCATCATCATAAAAGCCTTGGCAGACGCTACCATTTTCTTCGCACTACCGCCGCTGGATTTTCCAACCGCCTCCTGGCCTTTTGAAACACCAAATAGCCCAGGTGCGATTTTCCCGAGTCCAGCCTTTGCCAGCCCTCCAACAGCTCCTGTAAATGCGCCAACAAATGGTGCTACAGCCTTAACGATTTTAAAGCCTTTATATGCAATCAAGAGTTTCGGAAGTGCCACCGCTACTTTTGCAATCGCGTCCGAATGTTTTTCCAAAAATCCCGAAACTGCTACAATTCCATCTTTGACCTCTCCCAAAGTGGTAGAGAAATTTTCAATACTTTCTGTGCTGCCAAAAGAACCTGAAAGCTTCTTGATATCTCCTGTGATCGCCCCAGCCGCATCGCCCAGCGCCGTTCCCGCTTCCAATGCGTCCGTTTTGAAAATATCCCAATATGGTTTTGCTTTCTCAACCATTGATTCTATTTTATCGACAGCCTTTTCGATCCCTTTTCCGCTGGCAAGCTTTTCATCAATTTTTCCAACCGTCTCAGTTGCGATGCCAACCAAACCTCTCATTTTTCCGCCAACCTGGTTGAATGCAGTAATTCCAAGTCCTTCCATAACAGACTGCAGTTTCACGACATCGTGCTGAAGATTATCCATTTTGATCTCTGCCATTTCTTTGGCTGCACCGTCACTGTTATAAATGGCATTGGTTAACTTGTCAAAATCCTCTGGTGCCGCACTCACGATTGAAAGCAGACCTGACATACCCTCTTTTCCAGCTAACGTAGCAGCGTATTTGGCCTTTAACGCTCCCTCTGCTCCATAAGCCTTTTCCGTTAAATCTGCTAATGCTTCATTATACTTCTTTTCTGTCAGCTCTCCATTGGCATACTTTTCGTCAAGTTTTGCAAGGTTCTCTTGGAACTGATCCATTGGCATTTTGCATTGTCCAAATGCACCGCGCAGATCGGTTACAATGTCCATCAGAGACTTCATCGAGCCATCACCATTCTGCAACGATATGCCCAAATAATCCATTGCGTCACTGATATCATCTGTTGGCTTTGCAAGATTCGTCAGAATAGTTCGAAGGCTGCTACCAGCCATACTGCTTTTCAACCCTGACGACGCCATGAGTCCGAGGGCAATGGCTGTATCTTCTACGCTGTATCCTAACGATCCAGCTACGGGAGCCGCATATTTAAAAGATTCGCCCAGCATAGCAACATTGGTATTGGAATTTGCCGAAGCTGCTGCCAGAACATCAGCAAAATGTGAAGCGTTGGAGACTTCTTTTGTAAAACCATCTTTGATAATTTTTGTGGTACCATCCGCCGATAAACCGAAAGCTGTCATAGCATCTGTTACGATGTCGGAAACGCCAGCCAAATCTTCTCCCGATGCAGCGGCCAGATCCATTACGCCTTCGATTCCATTTAACATATCCTCCGTTTTCCAGCCGGCCATTGCCATGTACTCCATCGCAGAAGCTGTCTCACTTGCGGTGTACTGTGTGATTTTTCCGAGCTGTTTCGCCTTTTCAGATAGCCGATCGAAGTCAGATCCTGTAGCCCCGGAAATAGCTGCTACAGATGACATAGCATTCTCAAAATTCGCACCAGCGCTTATTGCTCCTGTAGTCAGACTTTTTAATCCACTTCTGACTGCCGATACTGCCTTGGATCCGATCGCCGCCATAGCGCCGAATCCAATTCCACTTGTAAGCGTATTTTTCAGATTTTCAGCATAACTGTTGCATGATTTCATCATTGAGGAGAAGTTCTTATCTTCCGCGCATAAAACCGCCTTTACGCTATAAGATTCTGCCATCTGTTCACTCTCCTCTCTTTAACAATTTGGATATTCCGGCGAATCGTGGATCACCCTTCTTGTGCTTCTTTTCCTTCACATTTTTTAATTCTTTTTCATAGTCAAAGAAATTACGGAATCGCTTGTATACTGGCACTGTTTTCTTTCCGGATTTTTTTTGCGCTTGGGCCGCAAAATTCAGAAAGGCCTGCCGATGTGCCCTGTATTCGTCGTCTACTATTCGATATCTCAGCGCTTCCATCATAATTTCGTACTGTGCAATCGTCAGACGATCAACCTGTTCAAACGATGTGAATCCCAGATACCGGAAGCAGCTGATTGCAACTTCCCGGTATTGTTCTTCAAAGCTCACCTCTTCATGGGATATGTCACTTACTTCTTCGCTTTTTCTTCCTCGATCGTCTTCTCGAGATTCTGGACGCATTTCTTCGTAGCATTTGCATTCTTTAAGAAACCCATCGTATCTTCGAAGAGCTGATTGATATCGGTATCCGGATCATCAATATATTCATCCAGAATTTCTGTAGTTGCTCTCGGATTCTGCCCTTTATTAGCTACGAGTAACAGATCCTCAAGAGCCTCTACATCTCCGTCCATGATCCCTGCCACAGCGTATCTCAGGCCAATATTCTTCTTGGCATCTTTTACTCCGTCTACCGGCATGCTTACTTTCTTGTTCATTTCTCTCATGAATCCCATGCCAAAATTAAACTGATACACCTGTCCGTTGATTGTAAGTTCCATATCGTTTTTCTCCTTTACTATTCAAAAAGAGGACGATTTCTCGCCCTCAACACTTTTACGCTCCTGTTTTTGTCGTATCTGTAAATACGTAAGCTGCTATTTCCTGCTGCGCGGTCGTTACGGTTACATCACCTTTCTGACCGGTTCCATTGACACCAAAGGTAAGAGACACCTCCACCATATCTTCGGCGTTTGAAGTCTTTTCTACCTCCGTCACATAGCCCTGGAAGTATTTTCCTTTAAATTTATTGCTTCCGCCGGATGCTGGATCATCCAGATTTGCTTCCCAGATCTCGACCAGTTCATCATTGATCATGGCATCTTCAAGAGAGTCGATCAGTGTGTCGCCCTTGGCAAGAATACTGGTTGCCGTAATCTCAACCTCGGCTGCTCCCGGGGTACGGATCGTGCCATCCTTTGTCTCTGTGGTATCGGCATCCTTGCTTGTCGTTCTGCCGTTCTCTGTCGTAAACGCTAATGCTGTAGCTGCATTTTTAGCCGCATCTTTTTTAAGGCGGTACAGATAAACGATCTTTTTACCACGTACCGCATCTGCGAATAACTGTAAATCAATTGTTTTTCCCATGCTGTTCTCCTAACTAAATAAAAAAGTCACTTCCACGATACCGTGAAGAAGTGGCTGGTTGGTGGTTGTGTCCGGCAATATTCTCTGATTTAAGTCCTGCACGGACCAGGAAAAGTTGCCGGTATGTTCCAGATGTCTGCAAACCTGCTTGATCTGCAGAAGCATCTGCGAAACTGTGCCGCGCTGCCGCGGATTGTCGTGCCAAACGTGGATTGTCTGACTTACAGTGCCGAATACAGCCGTTTTGTTGGCCCGATCATTCAAGTCACTGTCCGCCAGATAGATAAACGGGTATGGCGTACCTTCCGGCGGTAAAAACGTGTCATACACACCGTCTGGATACTGTTTTTTTAATTCCAGAAGCAACGCACTGAATAATTCCTGCTGTGGGTCCATGATGTCACCTCGTAAGCTTTTTCAAATCAGATTTGAACTTCTCTTTCTGCGCTGTGTAGGAAGGACGCATATATGGCTGTGCACTCATGTACCGAGTTCCATACTCCACGTATGCCGCATATTCTGCTGTTGGCTCCACTTCAGCCGTAAGACCGCCATCTCGGATCTCAAGACCAATACTCCGTTTCAGTGTACCGGTATCCACTGGCGCTTTTCTCTGTGACGCCTCCTGCAAAGCTTTTCCGTTTTCCTTTACCACCCGCTTAATATCACTCATCTGCACGTTTTTCTTCAATTTGACCTGCAGTTTCTCCATTCCTTCCAGCTTGATTTTCGGCATCAGACCACCTCCGACAGAATAAAAGTCTGTTTCACGCGAAGTTTCCGCGTATAGTCCACTCTATAGGTTGTGTTCCCGATCCGGATCCGGTCAAACGGCTTCTGGTAATGATTTTGAAGCTGTACGGTCACGCTGCCCTGACGGATTCCTCCGTATACGATCTGCATGATCTCTGCCCTCGTATCCATCACAGAAGCCATTTTCTGCACCTCTGTGACCTGGTCTGCAGCATAGTTTCCGGTTTTCGAATCATATTCGCCCGGCAGGACCCGTTGGAAGAAAACTGGTGTATCATATCTCACAGAAACTTTACCTTTCCCTTTCTTGCCTCCCGCTGGCTGTCCAGATAGGACTGAATATCATCCATGTACCCGGCAAAATCATTTTCTGACCAGGAAAGGCTTTCGCCCTCAACACTGTGAGAGGAGAGCCCTTCCGAGCCGATCCGGTTGAATCGAATGACTGAAACATCCAATATGATGTATTCCATCTCTTCCGGCGGCTCCAGACCGCCAAGAAGAAATTTCAGCCGCTGTTTTGTGGCATTCAGAATCAGCTGTAACTGCTGTTCTGTCTTTTTGTCTGTATCTTCCAGTCCAAGAAGCAGTTTCAGATCTTCGATCATAGGCTGCCTCCTACTCTGCCAAGGAATCTACTGCCTTATTCTTGCTTTTCCCTTTGCCTGCCTTTTCCGGCTCCACCAGCTCGATCAGCGGGATACCACGCAGATTTTCAGCAGATGCAAGCTCTGCCAGTCGGGCTTCGGATACCTTAAGCCCCTCACGCGGGAAGATATCGCCTGTTCTGTATTCATGGTCATCGTCCTGCAAATCAGTAAAATACTCGATTACTCTGTACATATACCATCACCCTTTCTCAGCTTTTCACAGCTACTGTTACGTCGCCAGAACGAACTGCTTTGTAGTTCTGGTCGCACTCAACCAATGTGATATGATGGCCAGCGGTAGATGCGATCTCGGATTCTCCATCCCATTTGCTCCAGTTTTTCACATCATCGCCGTATTTTACCGCGGTCGCAGATGCTGCATCTTTGTACTTCCAGCAGTTTTTCATAGACATCAGCTGCTCTTTTACGGAAATCTTTGTTTTTCCTGTCTCAGATCCTTCTGCCGCCGTTACGGTCAGTTTTCCGAGAGTCTGTGTATCTGCTCCACCGACGGAAATATAGGCGATAGCGTCCAGGTATTCGCAGAATAAGCGCAGACCCATAATGGCGTACAGATCCGAAATGGCTCTCTCATAGGTGCCCTGTGCATGGAAGCCGATGAAGTGAGTGGTTGGGTCTGTCGTGTAGCTGAGGCCTGCCTTTACGAACTCAGAATCGCCCGGATCGATATAATATCCGACGATGTTGTTGAGTGGAGTAGCGATGACGACGTTTTCCGGAATTTCAGAGCTTACGAACACGACATCAGCGCCAAGAAATTTCTTCATGTACTCAAAGCCGAACGCCGTCTGCAGTGTGATGTCCGCAGCGCCGACGTATTTGTATACATCCAGTGTATTCACCCACACTGCTACGCCCGTAGCCGTTCTTCTCATCTTTTTGAATTTATCTTTGACTTTTCCAATTGCCATAGCAACTGCCATCTGCCAGGTACTTTCATGGCCGGTCAGAGAACCTGCTTTCAGCTGTGCATACAGCTTGTCCATAACAACGTTCTGCAGATCAGTTTTAAACTCTTCATCAGTGTCCTGTACTGCGGCATCGTATCCCTTTTCTGCGATTGCCTCCAGGGTAACACCTTTGCGGTATTTGCTGATCTTGATGGTGTCGAACGGGATCTCTTCCACAGCGTACTGAGAGTACGGGATTTCTTCGCCCTCTGCGACCTCACCGGACTGCAGGGTTCCTGTTACCTTTTTTGTCTTTAAAACAGTATTGTTATCTTTCTTGATCATTCGGATAATGCCCAGGACATCAAGCAGCGCCTGAATGTTTTTGCCGAAAGATGTTACAAAGTCAATCTCGCGGGCCTTTACCTGGATCTGTGCCTGCCCCGTCATGTTATCCGGTGCTGCAAACACCTGCAGCCCTAATTTTCCAATTTTATGCATGTGTATTCCTCCTACTGAAATAATGCGATGTTTTCCGCAATCAGCCGCTGCCGCTCAATCGGGTTGCTGATTGCAAGAATCTGTTCTTTTGTCACAGCGCCCTTTCCGCCGGATCCGCCCTTTGGTGCATTTCCTTTCAGGGCGTCTTTTACGGCAGCCTGTACTGCATCCTTGTACATCTTCGCGAAAGCTTCAACTGCCGTCTTGGTGTCTTCAGCGCTTTCTGATACCAGATGTGCCAGAAGTTCATCCGGGATGTTGATTTCCTCATCTGCCAGCATCTTTCTGGCTGTCTTTGACATCTCCGAAAGTGCGTTCTGCCGTTTCAGATCCGCCAGTTCTTTCTCCAGCTTTCGGGTTTTGTACTCCGATTTCTCTTCTTTTGTCATCTTTGCGAGCTTTTCCGCCTCTGAAAGCTTGTCATCAGTCAGTGCCTGCCACTTTTCCTGTGCTTTGGTCACTGCTGTGTTTACCGCTTTCTGGACCCTGCGGTCGAACTCTGCTTGATTCTCTGCCTGCCCAAGAAAATCGTCAAATGACATCTCATTGCCGCCATCTCCAGAAACTGCTCCAGCTCCGTCCTCGTTTCCGTCTCCGGCTCCGCTACCGTCTCCTTCACCGTCTGCAAATAACTGCAGGTTAATCATTGGGATTCTCCAATGATAATGGTTGTTTTTGTACTTCATTATTTTTCGGTCCTTTCTGCCCCGTCCCGTTCTGTAATAGCCCCGTGCCGTTGCTCCAGAATCATAGTTTTACGACATTTCGGTCACATCAGTTACACAATCCGGACATGGCCCGGAAATTCATCGGTCATCAGGCAGATGCCGACGAAAAAGGAATCCACCAGAGTTCTCGCTTTCTCTGATAGATTCCCATACTGTATATCAACCCATCCGGGCGATACTTCGTATTCTATTTCATCCCCTGTCAGATCCTCAATCGAGTGGATCAGCGTCCGCACAAGGCTGGAAACGCCCGCGCAGACAATATCCTGCCCATGTGGTGCGTACATTGCATGACCGGACACAGTCAATCGGTCTTTTCTTACCGTTACATCAATCAACAGTCATCACATCCTTTCATTCCGGCTGTTCCCTGCCGGTGGGAGATGTATGGATCACCGCTTTTCTACTCTGCTGTGTAATCTTCAATGACCGGAATACCGTACTCAATAGCACATGTATTTTCGATCTTGCACCCTCTGGCATCCTGCCAGCCTTTCGCAAAGTAGGCAATGTCAGCACCAGCCAGAAGTTCCAGGGATTTTCCAAGGAACCAGAGTGGCTTTGCATCCACCGGAGCTTCCTGGAAGAAAGAATCAATAACCTCTACTTGCTCTCCAATCACGTCTTCTGCACTCTTGATTGCTTTCTTACGTTCTGCAAGGATATCTTCATCAGACTTTCCTTTCATTGGCTGTGAAATAAACAATTTCTTCATGATTAATCCTCCTAATCTGCAAACACCCAATCATCTGCAAGCATATCTGCCTGACTTGCGAGCCATCCCATCTGTACTCCTGATGTTCCGACAAATGCGATAGCCATGTTTCCGATAGCATCATGCTCGCAATTCACGATCTCCCCATCCGGCGTCTTATAAGAAATCCCAGTGGCGAGCTGAATGTACTGCTTTTTGCCGTTCCATCCTTTACGAGCCACCTTAAGTCCTCTTTTCAGATAACGGATAGCATCTCCAAAGCCAAATGTTGACTGACCGCCAAGAACACCACAATTCTTTTCATCAGCAATCATCCAATCATCCCTCTGTGTGTGCATGAAAGTATATTCCACTCTCTGTGTTTCACGGATATCAAGAACTTCTCCCTGTCCTTTGTCGGAATCTTTTGATCTGCAATGAATCATAATTGTCTGCTTATCAATGTCCCAACACCAGTAACCATTCCAACCAGGAAGTTTCACCTTTTCTCCATGTTTCATTGCTTCAAATGCTTCTTTGAAATTCATGATTTACTACCTCCTATTCTTCTGTATGACATGTATTTGTTATTTTACCATATACATCCTCATAAAGTTCCTGCTTGTCACCGTTGTAGGTGTATTCGGCATAGATACCATCTCCGCTGATAGTGGTTGATGCAAGGCACTTATAATTCTGAAGTGTTTTGCATGACCATACCACGAATACATTTCCAAGGTCGATCTGAACTTCCGGTCTGTTCTTGTGGTACCATTCAACGAGTTTCTTCTGTGCTACACTCTCGAAATGTGCCATTCCTGTGATAATCATATTTCACCTTGTCCTTTCTTAAAAATGTGTATAAAAATACCACCGGCCTCTCGACTGGTGGTTAATTATACAAATGGAACCATTTCTTTTACGTCATTCAACGTCTTTTTTGCCTTTTCAAGCAACGAATTTTCGAACAGATAGGAAATACCCTTTGGTGTGATAATGGCATCCGGCAGATCGCCTAAAAGAACGCCATCTTTCGTATGATTAACAGCAATGCCTTTTACATATTCTTCCGTAATCAGGCTTAAAATGATATACTGCCAATAATTCTCATGAATATTATAAGCCGATGCTGTAAGGTAACACGCTTCTGGTTTTTCACCCTTTTTCAAGCATTCATACAGATATTTCAGTACCTGGTATACAATCACGAAATAATCATTCTGAGCCATTTGTCCTGTCTCCTTATCATCAGTTGATAATTAACTGATTCTTGCAAGAATCACAGTAAAAAGTATTGGTTTTTTCACGGTCGCCAACAGGAATCATAATTCCTTTTTTGCATTTCTTGCACAGAACTTTTTCGCCTTTTCTCAAAAGTTTTACCCTCTCATGAGGCGGCATATTCAGAGTATTCGTCATAAACAATCACTCCCATTTCAAATTCGGATATTTATCATTTATATGATTAATTATATCCTGGACAACTTTCTCTGTCAATTCAATGTTTTGATGTCTGTACTCGTTCATATAGCATTGTAACTCTTGATTTTTGGTGTTTGGCTTGTTGATTTTGGCATGTGTGGCCTCGTGAATCACTGTAATAGCTGTCTCACGAACCGTTTTGGTGTTATCAGCATAAATGTTGATTTCACCATCTTCGAAAAGTCCGTCCAGTCCCTCGTCGACATCAACTCCGTACCATACCTTTATTTGAATATCATTTTCCTGAAGATATTCCAACATTTCCGTTCCGATGCTGGACTTTCTCATTTCTTTCATGATATTTCGAGGTTTGATAACGTCTCGCCCCTTTGATCTGCCATCCAATGTTTGGAATATTCCTTCGTTGTCTTTATATCTTGCCTTTCTGTTTTTCGATGCTTCCCATTCTTCTGTGGTACCGCCCTGCTCCAGAAAGTCCAACCATTTCTCATATTCTGCACTGTCTTCATAGGCTGCCGTGGAGCAGTGGCACCGTGGATGCATCGGCGGCGCGTTCGTTCCCGGCATCATATCCTGCACTTTGAAATGCTTACCATCCAACGCCTGGCACCGCTCGCAGACATCTGCATTCCCGCAGGCAACGTATGTATACTCTTCGAATCCATTTCGAATATAGGACTGCTTCTGCGCTTCTATCTGGACTCTGGCAAGCTCCGTGACCATGAGCCGCTCTGCATCCTCCCGGCTTGCACCGAAGCGTTTCTGCAGGTGCACCGCAAGCTCCCGCGGGTTCTTGCCCTGGATTAGCCCTGTTTTCAGCAGCTTGTCCAGCTCTGCTTTCAGCATATCCTGATACATCCAGATTCGATCGGAATAAGTGGCGTTATGGAATGACGCATCGACAATTGCCCGCGCCATTTTCCCATTTTCCTGCACGGAATTGCCAAGAATACCCGCCTGCCTGCGAAATTCTTCTATTGTCTGCTGTGTCAGCGTCTTGTCAAAATATTTCTGCAGTTCATCGAAACCGGATACCATTTCCAGCCCGATATTGGCTTTCAGCAGTTCCAGACGGTTGATCTTCATGGTTGCATTGTACAGCCGCATCTCTTCATTCGCCTGGTCGGAAAAATCTTTTTCTTTGACGTATTTCGCCGCTTTCCTGCCATACTCTTCGATATCGAGCTTAGAAACCCTTCTCTTTGCTTCTGCCAGCGAAATCTTCTCAGCATTGGCGTATTTTGCGTAAAATCCATCGATTTCCTTCTGAATCTGATCCGCCATATACGCATAGGTCTTCCGGATCTCTTCTGCATAGGTCTGCTCAGACATCTTATTCTTCTTGGCATGTTCCGTCTCACGTTTCTGCCAGTATTCCTTACTCGTCATCCTGTCCACCGCCGCCAAACATCTGCTTCATCACTGGATCCGCTCTCACCTTGTTCTGATCGGTATCAATTTTCTTGATTTCATCCTGTACATTGTCCACAATAGACAGCACCCCGAGCTGTGTTTCCTGGCTGACCACACCTTCCAGATTCTTCGCGATCTCTGCCTCTTCCTGCAGGTTTGCCGGGAAATTTGGTGTAAAATGTGGATGGATCTTCACCCAGTCATCTTTTTTCATTCCTGAGACCGGATTTGAGAAAATCAGACGATACCTCCGGTTCATTCCGCTGGTAAATTTCCGCTCTTTCGTTTTTTCCAAGTTACTCATTGCCTGCAGCTTATATTTCATGGCGATGCCGGAACTGGTGCCAAAATTCTCATCCGAGATATTGGCCACCATGCTGATATGGAAAATGAGCTTTTCCAGACGATCGATCAGATGCTCCTGCGTGGTATCACCATCCGGTTTCTGAAGAAATTCGACAATCAACCGTTCGGTGTCCCCGTCGAAATTAATGATTCTGTCATCCCGGATATGCGCCACATCGTCTTCTTCCAGCTTGGAACCAAGAACCTTGAGATAGGCATCCGCGAAATAGTCAACATCATTGGCTTTCTCGCTGATCGCCTTGTTGTATGCATTAATCATCGTAAGGACCGGCTCGAAGATTCCCATACGCTCCTTGTTTTCTACGTACTCCGATGCCGGAACGCCGTCGAAGCCGTGTATCTTCTCGTCTGCATCCCAGAGTAATTTTCCTTTGATTGTAAACCAGCGGACCTTCGTCTCGTCCGATACGCTTCCATGAAGGATCTGATTCGAATCGTAATACAGCCGCACGAAATATCGTTCCCTTTCCAGCACGGAATCGTCGTAGATCATGAATGCATCCAGCGGGCTCAGATAGGTGATACCGATATTTCCGTTCTCATCTACGTAATACATTTCATAGCCTTTACCGAAGATACTGCAGATCTTGGACAGTTCGGCATTGTTATCGTCCTGATCATTATACTGATCCAGAAAATCAACATATTTCTCAACCGCTTCGTTTCCATCGTCTACCTGCAGTTTGATCGGATGCCCGATGAAGAAGCCGTTCATCGTATCCACGATGTATTTCGCAAAGTTGACCATGATCCGGTTGTCCGGCTTCCACTTGGGCTTTAACGGCTCATGCAGGAGCGGGTAATCCGTCTCGTAGGCCTCCTGCAGCATGCTGTATCTAAATGCGCACTCTCCGGAATGCCGCATGATAAATTCGTTCAATTTGGCATCTGTCAGCGTCTCTTCCGACGGTAGCCTATACAAATTCGTTCGCACTTCTATATCCCTCCTTTCACCTTTCTGTTCAGCCGTGGTTTCGCCTTGCGTTCTTCCTCAATGGAGTATCGAAGCATCGCCATGGCATCATCAAAAAATGGAACTGGCTCTTCGAGATAATTGTTGGTACGCTCATCCTTCTTCCACTTCCATTGCTGAATTTCTTTTATTGTATTGACGCAGGACGGGTAAATATGGATTCTGTGCTGTTTCAGGTAATCTATCTGGGCATGCACGCTGTTCGGCTCCTTCTGCACGCCTTTTGCGCGGTATCCCGCCTTCTGCCACATCTTGATACGGTCCGGCTCCGCAGAATCGCACCACATGCGCAGGCGCTTGTTGAACTGCCCCTCCGCCAGCCGGATGATCTCGTCCGTGTCCATCTCATACACGTACAGTTCCCGGCATAGATACAACTCACCATCCTTAAAGCCAACCTCACCGATGCAATTGGCGTGATTGAATCCGAAATCCTGTGCATTGACCATGTAATCGAATCGTTCCGGTGAACAGTCAAATTCTTCGACAACATAGTTTTTGAGGATCAGTCCGGCGACCTCGCCCCATTCCCCCAGGCCATACACCCGATACCCCTCTGGATCCACTTCCTTACGCCGCATCATACGTCTTCGGTAGGCATCATCGATAAAGCGGTTCTGCTCGTAGGTTGACTGATGTGTCAGAACATCCGGATCTGACCGGTCAAAGAACACACGCTTAATCCAGTGATACGCCGATACCGGGTTGAACGTCATCCGGATCTGATAGAACTGTCCATCTGGCAGTTCACCACGGAGACGGTCATCAATGATCTCGAAGTCCGCCTGCGTAATTTCCGTTGCTTCTTCAATCCACACATCGGTCAACTTTCCACGCTTGAAAGTAATGGATTTCAGCTTTTCACGCTGTTTCTCATCATTGACTCCACGGAAAATGATCTGATTCCGGTTGATCTTACACTCCATAATCATGTTGGAGCTGTTGATGTGCCAATATCTCTTATACTGCTCCCCAAACATACGAAAAATAGCACCCTGCAATTCTGCAAAAGTGCTATCCCTGTTTGTCACGTCCGCCTTTCGAACGCATAGAAGATTTCTTCTCGGATCCTGCATCAGCCGCAAGATATAATTCTGCGCCGTATCAACACTCTTTCCTGATCCAGCAGAGCCTTTCATAACAATATACCGTTTTCGGCTGCGGTCAACTTCTTTGAAGCCTGGGTTCATCTGGACGTTTATGTTCATCCGGAATCGTCCTCCCCGTAGTCAATCGTGATGTTGAGATCCATATCGGTTGCCACATCAACTTTCTCTGTATACAGTCCGTATCGCTTGCCGAGAAGCTCCGCAGCCTTTAAGCGCTCTTTCTCAGACGGTGCCTTTTCGATGGTTCGTGCCTCGGAGCAGCCGTCGCCGGTTCCTTCAACTACAATTTCTGTGGAACTGCTTTTTCCGCGAAGCACGGAAGTCAGATACTCTATTACTTCCTGGGCGTCCGCCGTCTTCTCGTTGTGGATCTCTTCCATCCGATCAGCTATATATTTTTTAACGTTAACATTAGTTAACAATCTGCTTGCCGCCGCTTTAGCTACTTCATCACTTTTCACGCCTTTATACACTGCTTTATATGCCCGAGTGGCGTTCAAATCACTCAAATATTCATCGCAAAACTTTTTCTGTTTTTCCGTCACTCAAGCTCACCTCATTTCTGCACGCAAAAATTCCCCGCATCTCTGCGAGGAATCCTTGTATAAGAGTAACAAATCGGAGAATCTCCATCCACTGGAGAGTTGGAACTGCAGGATTCGAACCTGCGCCTCGTGCCGGCGTCTCTGCGCTCTCCTTGAGCTACGTTCCAATAGCACTTCCTACCGTTTTTTGTAGTTATGGCACTACATAACTATAAAATTCAAGCAGGCCTTGTCAATCTCTCTAAGGCGGTGCATCGCTCTCAGTTCAGATGTCTGGGGGCTTCGTTCAACATCGTACATCATTCGGACTTTTTCCACGGGCTGATGCCGCCCAATCAGCGGTCAAGCTGTAACACCTGACCGCCGCTCAAAATACATTCACAAGGAGGTAAAGAAAAGATGAAACCCTTCCTGCCGTTCTTCCATGATACACTATAACATTTTGAATCGTAACATATGTAACAAACGTAACAAAGTTTACTCTTTCTCGAAAAATCTTTGAAATTCCATTTTCACACTGCCCTCCGTAGCTTTCCGCCCCAGTTTACTTGCCACCTGGCTCCAGCTCATCTCCTCGAAGACTCTGTACTTGATGATCCGCTGCATCCTCTGCGGAATGTGGTTCATCCACTGCTCCACTTCTACCTTCAACCGCTGGGCGTTTTCCCGGCGCTCTTCCAGGATTTTCTCCTCGTACCGCAGGCGCGAGTCCTCCTCATACGTAAACGCCGTCCCAGCGATCTTAAAGTGCTGCGGATTGTACGGAAATTCCGGATTGCTCCCGGACACGTTCGTCTGCACGATGGTCTGCCGCTTCTTTTTCAGCCGTCTAATGTCCTTTTCCGTCTCTTTGATCAGCTCGCATGCGTCTATGTACTGCTCCAGAACCTTTTTCTCCATTGGTATCACCTCCTCACGCAAATCTCAACTGCTCCTGGCTGTCATTGATGTTAAGGTTCGGCACCCGCTCCCCTACTTTTAAGTACGAGCAGTTGGCTTCTACTAACTTTTCCGCCATAATCGGCACCACACTGTTCCCGATCCGCGCCACCTGCTTTGCAATCGGGTACGGTTTCCAGTTGTAATCCCGATCAATGATATAATCTTTCGGGAATCCTTGCATCAGCTTCAGTTCTTCCGGTTTCAGCATTCGCAGGAAGATATCCTTCAGAATGTATTTTTCTCCCTGAATATCCAGCACCACATTAACCAAACCAAAACGATCCTTCGTGGTGATCGTATCCAGTGGCCTGTCAATGCCTTGGCAGCTTCCGCCGGATCCGTAATATTTAATCAGGAATGCGGATATCAGCCCGAAGTGCCCCGGCGATGTTGTAATCGTATGCAATGGCTCATCGCAACCCTGTCCGATACCAGTCTTGTAATATTTGGTAATAAACGCTGTCACCAGCCCGTACCGGTTACTGGTATCAATGGTCTTGATCGGCTCCGTTAGAAACTGGCCCCGGGAATCTCCGGCTTTCGTCTCGCCGTGATACTGGATGAGAAAAGCAGTCACCAGACGATTGTGATCTACGGTGGTAATTGTGCTGCAAGGAGAATGCAGGTCACTTCCACAACCTTTATAGTTTCCACCATATGCTTTATCCAGATACGACAAAAACAGCTTTTCTCCATCTTTTACGATATATGGATTCGGATTTTCCACGATATATTTCCGGATTCCATTCGCGATACGCTTCATAGTCGCGTCCGCCAGAGGCTTTGGCCTATCAAATATGGATCGTCCAAAATCTGACCAGTCTATGTAGTCGCCACAGGCTTTCCACCGTGGCTCTCGATCCTTGAAGTGAGTCGGTGCCGGCCATACAATCTCACGTCCGTCTCTCCGGAAGATTGCGTACCAGCGTTTCCGTGTCGTGGGTGCTCCGTAGTCTGCTGCTATCAGTTCTCTGCACTCAAACATATATCCAAGAGATTTCATTGCCATAATAAATTTTCGATAGTCCTCTCCACGACGTTCCTTAATCGGATGACCATTACTGTCAAGCGGCCCCCACTGTTGTATTTCCTCTACGTTTTCCATCAGGATCACGTCCGGCAGAATTGCTTTAGCGTGTTTGTAAACAGCCCACGGAAGAATTCTCAATCCTTTCTCCCGTGGTTTACCGCCTTTTGCCTTGCTATGGCTTGTACAGTCCGGCGACGCCCACATCAGAGCCACGTGCCGGCCTTTTACATATTTCTTCAAGTCAACCTTAAAAATATCTTCTGTTAGATGCAGCGTGTTCGGATGATTCGTTTTGTGCATCAGGATGGCATCCGGATCGTGATTAATCGCAATATCTACCGGTCTCCCCAGTGCCATCTCGATGCCGACGGAGGCGCCGCCCCCGCCAGCAAAGCAGTCAATAATCAGATCCTTCATTGTTTGACCCTCTTTTCGAGAAATTGTTTTCTTTGATATTTTTCATTTTTTTCTTTTGCCCCGGCCGGAGGCTGGCTCCTTTCTGTTTGTTCTACACTGTCATTTTAGCTCCGCACTTCGGGCAGAACTTCCATTTTGCTTTGATATATTCTGTACTGGATCTTCCTGTTTCAACGGCATCATAACTCTCAACCTGAAAGCCACAACCAGAGCATTCAGCATGGATATAGTCGTTGTGCTCTTCTCTACTTTTCCACTTTGCTTTTTTCATTCTTCCCATGATTCCTGCTCCATTCCGTAAGATATTCTTCCTGCTCCCGGTCCTCTTCCGGATCCTTCGGACGCTCTGCCCGGTTCAGCAGCCACGCCACCGCACAGATGATCCCCCCGCAAAACACGATGATTCCAATCACTGCCATCTACTCCTCCTCTCTGCCCTTCCAGCAGCGTTCCAGTTCTTCTAGGACTGCAATGCATACCCGGTCTACAAAATCCCCATTACCGAATGATTTCGCAAGCTGAGAGCATTCCTGGACGCTCTCAGTATAGTCCTGTTCTTTTCCTGGCCGATTATAATACTTCTTGAAAAATCGCCAGACCTCTGTAAAGAATTTAAAATAATTCATCATGGCAGCTCCTCAATCCGGATATAGATACCAGGCTTCTCCGCCCAAAACTTTTCAGTAATTTCAGATGCCACCAGCGCATCATCCTTCCAAAAGCCTATCAACGTCATGCAGTCTTTTAACATCTTCTGCAGGTTATCGGTGTCAGGCTTTGTGATCCTGTACTCTCCGTCCTTATGTCCATTCTTCGGGAAACACCACTTGGTAATCAGCCTTACGCCCGTTCTGTACGGTGCCATAATGCGATATTTGTACAGGTTGCCAATCAATTTCTCCTTAGCAGCTTTCAGTTCTGGCGGATCATAGAACACAGGTCTGCCATTCACGATTGTGACCTTGTGCTCCTGGTGTGTTATTGTTGGCGGTTCCATCGCCATAAAAAACTCTGTCATTTTTCATCTTTCCTTTCCTGCGCGTCTGTACTGGGCGGGTATTCTCCTAACCCGTTGTGGGGGCGTACTCAATCGCCCCACACTTAGGGTGGGAATAACCCGTACAGAGGGCTTGCCCGATTCCCGTATATATATACGTAGTATATATAGGTGCCGGGCGGGCATTCCTGTCACCTAAAAAACAAGGTGTCGGGCAACTTTCTGCCCGATGCCCGTTACCATGATTACGGGAATTCCCGTGACCTATGTTATTTTAGGTGTCGGGCATTTGCCCATGACCTAAAATGTTTCAGGTATCGGGCAAATACAACGCGTATCTTTATTTACCATAAATCCGATTTCTTTTAATGAATTTCGAACCGTTTTTTCCTCCGGATATTTCTCGCCGGTTGCTTCTGCATCCGATTTCAGGACTTCATACAGCTCCTTTACCGTCGGATATTTGTCCTCATGCGTAAACCGGAAATTTTCTATCGCCATCTTATATTTCTCCTTTTTGGCTTTACGTGCTTGCTCTCCCTGTTTCTTTCTGGCTTCTCTACCTTTCTGCCATGCCGGTTTGTCTGCTTCCAGCTCAAGATCTTTCAGCACGCCGATCTGATCCAGGCAGTGAACCGGATACTCAAACCACATGTTGACCGGTTCGAACTTTGGAAATTCCCGAAGTGTCCCTTCGATTCTCCATGCCGTATTGGCCTGTACTGCCGCTTTTGCCTCTGTGATCTGCTTATCCAGGGCTATCTTCTGCCGCCGGTCAAGATGCGTCTCGCAGTAGCTCAGCATCTGCGCACTGCTTAGTAAATCGTCCTGCGAAAGATCATCCTCCCACTTGAAATGCGCATCCAGATAGTCCGTACACGCCTTGCAGATCGCTTTATTTTCTTCCTGCTTCATCAGCGCTTCTGTAGGCTCCAGCTCGATCAGATCCAGCAGGGCATCCGGATCACGGGCAAATACACCGGAACCAGAAGCACGGTCCATAGATTTCTTCCCTCCCTGATTTCCTTTGCTGTGATGATGGCAGTAGATTACCGCACATCCAAGCTCTGTGCAGACTTTGTCGAACTGGTTACAGAAATTTGCCATCTGATCTGCACTGTTCTCATCTCCCGTTATGACTTTATAAATCGGGTCAATGATAATAGCCACATAGTTTTTCTTTGCAGCACGGCGAATCAGCTTTGGTGCCAGCTTATCCATAGGGACTGATTTACCACGCAGGTTCCAAATATCAATATTCTGCAGATTATCCGGCGTAAAGCCCATTGCTTCGTATACATCCTTAAAACGGTGCAGGCAGCTTGCCCGGTCAAGCTCCAGGTTGACGTACATGACCCGTCCCTGCGCACAGTGCCACTGCAGCCACTTCTTTCCTTCTGCTATGGCTATACACAGCTCGATCTGCAGGAATGACTTTCCCGCCTTGGATGGGCCGGAAATGAGCATCTTGTGGCCTTTTCTCAGGATCCCATCAATCAGACACGGCGACAGCTCGGGGAGGTTATCCCATACACTTTCCAGCCCTTCCGGCTCCGGCAGATCATCGTTGACACCCTCAATCCACTCGTACCATTCATTCCAAGAATGTTTTCCGATGTTAGTATCTACGATGAACTGTTTCTTTTCACCACGTTGCACTCCTGGCATTCTGGAAAGTCTCGATGGATTCCGGTTCTGTGTATCCACGTCGATTCCGTTTTTCTGGCAGACTTCATACAGATAATCAACCCGTTTTCGATACTCGTTGTAATCTGCCGCATCTACCCGCACAATAGCATGCAGGCTCTTTTTTCCGGAATATACCAGGCAGGCGATCGGAAGTTCTAGCTCCCGCAGGATAGCATTCTGCTGTTCCAGCTCCATATGATCTGACTCTACTAAAGCATACCGGTACTCTGTTACATTTTCATTTTTACAGCCGTTTCCGTCCAACGGATTGAAGCGGATCCACGCTCCGGCTTCCGGATTGTAGTCACCAAGTACTGCGCCAATGTCCCCTTTACAGTCGTTCAGCAATTCAATCAACTGTCCGGCAGTACGGTCCCAGCTGCCTTTTTGTGGCAGCCAGCGCGTACCTTTTTCATCTGTCTTTTCCCAACTTCCGGTAACATAACCTACGTTTTCTCCTGCTTCAAACAGTGTTTCCAGATACGTGATCAGCTGCTCCGCCGGATTCCAGTTGGAAGGCTCCTGTATCTCTTTCCCTTCCAACCAGTTTTTATCCACAACAACACGGTCACTGTCCACCGCGATACTGTCGTTCCAATCCAGTTCATGGCCCTTCTCCGGAACCCATCCATGATCCAGGGCAAGCTGTACGATCGTGCCGCCGGTTACCGGTGAGGATGAGCCGGAAAAGGTTCTCCATTTTTTCTCACATTCATTTGCATGATATCTGCCGTAATCTTTTTGGCTCCAGGCATCCCATACAGATACCGGATACCCTTCCTGTTTCAGAGCCATCCCAACAGAACACCATTCCTGATAAGTAAGCTCGGATGGATTGATATGTTCTATAATTTCTGTAAGGCTCGTCCTCTGTTCCATACTCTTTAAGCTCCTTTATATTCTCTCGGGTTGATATCCATTGGAATCCGCCAGCCATTCGCTGCGATCCTGTCGATCAGATTCTTTGCTGTTTCAAACTGCCAGGTTCCTACATGCTCAAATCCCCTGCTTTCCAGAAAACGGATCTGTTTTGGTGTCGTCAGCCCCTCCGTGCGTCTTTTACTCAATCGATCCAAGATCTTTTCTGCTTTTCCTGCATTCTCGATTTCATCCGGCATAATGCCCAGCTTTTCCAGTGTCTTTTTCTGCTTCTCAGATGGCGGTCCCATTTCCCACCCAAAAGAGGGAACATAGCTGGACAGGTCTTCCGCCTGGATGGACATCTCAAACTGCAGCGGATCCACCAGTTTCTTTTTGCGCTTCTTCATTTCTGCAAGCTGCTTTGCTAAAGCTTCTTCTCTTTGTGCTACGACATCCTCAGATGCTTTCTGTTCTGCTTCTTCTAAGTCAACCGGCATGCCTGCTTCTTTTTCCAGATTTTCTGTCATCTGCTGGGCTACTTCTTCATTTTCGCAGATCAGGCTCGCCGGATGGCACAGCTCATGCCGCTCTGTGTGCCACAAAAAATCAAGCAACAGTAGATGGTCTTTTCCTGTTTCCGGGGACAATCGGGTACCGCGCCCCACCATCTGACAATACAGGCTCCGCACCTTGGTTGGTCTGAGAACCACAATACAATTCACAGACGGGCAATCCCAGCCCTCTGTCAGGAGCATCGAATTGCACAGCACGTTATACTTCCCGGCATCAAAATCTTTCAGAATTTCAGCTCTGTCCTGGCTGTCTCCATTTACTTCTGCCGCCCTAAATCCATACTGATTCAGCAAGTCACGGAATTTCTGGCTGGTCTTTACCAGCGGAAGGAATACCACTGTTTTCTTATCCATGCAGTATTTCTGCATTTCTTCTGCGATCCCCTGCAGATATGGATCCAGTGCGGTGCCGATTTCGCTTGCTTTAAAGTCTCCAGCCTGCACTGATACACTACTCATATCAATTTTGAGCGGAATAGTCAGTGCCTTGATTGGGGACAGATACCCTTCTTTGATTGCTTTTGGAAGCGTATATTCATAGGCCAGCGATTCAAAATAAACTCCAAGATTCCGCATATCGCCGCGGTCCGGTGTCGCTGTTACTCCCAATACATGCGCATGCGGGAAATGCTGCAGCACTCTCTGGTAGCTGTCCGAAATGCAGTGATGGGCTTCATCAATGATGATCGTGTTAAAATAAAAAGGATCAAAGCTGTTCAGGCGTTTCTCTCTCATCAGTGTCTGCACAGAACCAACTACTACGCGGAACCAGCTCCCCTGGCAGGAACTCTCTGCCTTTTCAAGCGCACAACCAAGACCGGTTGTCTTCATCAGCTTATCTGCAGCCTGTTCCAGCAGTTCCCCTCTGTGTGCCAGGATCAGGACACGATCACCTTGCCGGACACACTCTTCTGTTACTTTGGCAAAGACTACTGTCTTTCCACATCCAGTAGGAAGGACCAGCAGGGTTTTTAACACCCCGCTGTCCCACTGTTCAAAAATCGCTTCTTTTGCTTCTTTCTGATACGGTCTCAGTTCCATTTAAAATCTCCCCGGCGTAAATGCTGGCTTGTCCGAATCTTTCGGATACAGCTTTTCAATGTAGTTGAACTTCTTACTTGGGTCTTTGGTTCCCGGCTTCACGCCGATTTTCGCCCTTGCTGTTTTTCCCGGAAGCGCATTCCAGTCCATCCGAAGCTCTTCCCCCTCTTTTTTCAGGCCGACGCCACGGAACAGCTCTGACAGTTTCCATTCCAGGCTGCTATGTAAGATGTAGTTCTCACGAATTGTGATTTCGCGGTCTGCGTGTACGATGAAGTACACAACTGCCATATTGCATGGCGGGAGCTTTCCTTCTCCTTTGGATCTGCTGCGGTCATATTTTTCGATGGTTACGTTGTAATCCCCTTCCGGGATTGGATCAAAGTTCTGGGAATCCTGTTTAATAGAATCATCCCATCCAAGTTCTCTTCCTTCTACTGACATAATTGTTCTCCTCCTTAATTAAATGGAATTTCCAGTTTTTCTTTCATTTCTTTGATTGCGGCATAGACCTGATCCCAGCAGGCTACCAGAAGCCCATCGATAATACCAGGATTTACGACATCGTAATCCTTGATCTTTGTGCCGACCGGAACATACCCTTTCGCTTCTACGACGTTCTCCACGTCCCATTCATCTACGTGATAGGTTTCCATCAGGTCTCGCAGCGCCTTCGGGATTTCCGGATCCAGACTGCTCTCTCCAGCAGGATCCGGCGCTTTAGGCGGCTCATCCAGCGGAAGATTCATCTGTTCCCCAGTTACTTCTTCTGGCGTTGTCGGCTTCGGAGCTTCCGGAACGGGATCAGGAGCTGGCGCCGTTTTAGGTGATTCTGCAGCTTTGTACGGTTTCATATCTTCGGGAGCTTTTCCCTGTTCCACAATGCTCTGAATGACTTTGTAGTCAAACGGAACCTCATCCGGAAGACCGAAACGGTTCTTTGCATCCCAGCAGGCGTTGTGTGAAGTGTACATGACACGCTCACCGCCCTGCGCTTTCCTCTTCTTTCCCTTGTCATCAACTGCAATGGAAAACGTTTTGTAGTTGGCAAACAGCAGCATGTCCGCCCATTCCTTGATCAGCGGCGATGTCTGGGATGTTGTTTTCTTTCCAAGCTTCAGCTCCCACCGGTCATAAGCTCCCAGCTCATCCGGCTGTTCAAATTTCTTGATCTGCGCATGCGCTGTGAGAACTACATTGACACCAGCTTCTACCACCTCGGAAAGCCGGTTCAGGAACCGGCCAATCTCCTCTTTTACGTAGGTATAGCCGTTTCCATATCCGAAGTCCTCAATGCCGGATTTGCGGTGTTTATCGCAGATATACTGGATACACATAGACTCTGCCCAGTCGATCGTATCAACCACCAGCGTTTTACACACATCTGGATGCGTCCGGATGTAGTCTACCTGATCCAGAAGATTCTGCCAGCTCGTAGCCTTTGGCAGCCGTGCCACATCCATTGAATTTGTACTGCCCTCGGTGTCAATGAATACTGGATCCGGGAATTTACTGGCAAACGTAGACTTGCCAATTCCTTCCGGACCATAAACCACAACTTTTTTTGCACAGGGAATTACACCTTTGATAATTTCCATTAAAATACACCTGCCTTCCATGATTTCTGCTGTGGCTGCTCAGCCTGCGCCTGTCCAACCACATAACCGTCTTCGATAATGATGCTGCATTCATCGCCGGTACTTACCCTTGTAGCGATTGCCTGCAGACCTTCGTGCTCCAGCCAGGAGCCAAACTCCTGCAGTGTCTGCAGATCCATCTGCTCCAGCTTATCCAGAAGGACAAAGCCACACTCTGGATTTAATTTCCGGACAATGGCTGTTGATACCATCAATCGTTCAGAACCGGACATGTTGTCCCATTTCTGTCCTTTATACACCAGCTCGCCTTCCTTTACAGAAAGCCCCGGAAGCGGCAGTTCCGCCGATGAAAGCAGATTGGCTTTCTTTTCCCGGACAGAAGTAATTTTCTCCGAAAGCTGATCATACTGACGGCGGTATTCTTTTGCATCATCCTCCGCCTTCTCCTTGTCCAGATTTGCGCGTACCATTCGATTGATTTCCTCAATATTGGAAATGCTGTCTTCCAGTTCCTTGGTGGACTGATCCACCAGATCAGCGGCCGACTTTTCGGCAGTTTCCAGATCTTTTACCAGCTGCAGGTGATGCTGCTTTGCAGCCTCCAGCTGTTCAGACAACCGTTTCACTTCGTCATAAGCGCGTTTGGTCTCTTCCCGGATCTTTCCTGCCTGTTCTCTTTTCCGTTGATTCTCGCCATTCTGAGCAAGGATGTCCTGCTGCTGTCGGATCAGCTCCGAGGCTGACACCAGATCTTTCGGAGCATCCGGATAATACGGCTGTTCTTTTGCAAACTTCTCTTTCTGATCCGCGGTCCGGCCGATGTACAGCCGGTCCTGGTACAGCTCTTTCTCGTCATTCTCCAGTTCAGCCAACTGATTACCAACGCCGATGATCTGCAGCAGCGTCTGTGCCTTTTCCTTTCCGGAGCTCTCCATGAACTTCGGAAGATTCAACGCCAGAGATTCGACAAAAGTGTTCAGCAACGACTGTCCGGCTTTCTGACCACTTGGATCTGTTACCTTCAACGCGCTGTTTTTGCCTTTACGCTCAACGATCAAACCGTTATTTAATACGATTTTTAAGTTGGGCGGAATGATGGATCCCTCACGCGTTGCATCTGATGGTCTGAAGTTTTCGCCACCCAGTGCCCATGCGATGGAATCCAGCACCGATGTCTTACCCTGGTTGTTTCTGCCGCCGATGACGGTCAGACCGTTTGCCGTCGGTTCCAGTTTTACTGCCTTGATTCGCTTGACATTTTCAATTTCAAGCTTATTGATTTTCACTGACATCTTTCTTATCCTCCTTGCCTTTGTTAAAGTAATTCCACACGGTCCCCGCACTGCAGCCCATTTCGTCTGCAATCTTTTCATAGGACCATCCGGCATTTCGAAGCGCCGTCATTTTGCCGGTATCCAATTTTTTCTTACGGCCCTGTCCTGCAGGGCGCTTCGGGGGGGGCGTTGGTTTTGCCTCTGCTTTTGGATCCGGCTCTTTCTTTGGCCGTTCTTCCGACTTGGTCTGCATTACCGCAAACACAGCACCAGCCTCAGCGGCCGCGCGCACATCCTGCATGGTCATACTGCTGATGGCAACCGGATGCATGACGTAGATATCATCACGCATTCCGTGCATCGTCAGATCCACCGCCTCCGTATATTCAACAATCTGCATCATTCTCACCCTTCTTTCAACGACCCCGAGCGGATCCACGCCGCAAACACCGCGTCCCGGCGCTCCTCTTCCCACTCTTCCTGCTCCTCACGGCACTCTTCGACGTAATCGCCGATCTTCTTTGCAGTAAGCGCCAGAAGGAACATTCCGGCTCCCAGGGCGGCGCGCCCCCACATATCCGAATCCACGCCGCCGATGTAAATCCATGTACCAACCGCGCCGATTGCCAGCGCCGCTTTATCTGATGCTTTCATTTCTGCGTCCTTTCATACCCAATCGACTCCACCGCGGCTTCCATCCGCTGGCGAACGATCTCTTTTGCTTTCTCTTCTCCGAGTTCCTCTGCCGTATACTGCTGTCCTCCGATCGTGATCCGAGTAACAACCACGATTTCTTTCATAAGGCACCACCTCTTCCTTCTCTCCATATCGTATGCAACCCGGCTCCGTAATGATTTTCTATTGATTCGTAACCATTTTTGAGCTATTATGTAGTTGCAAATTGTTTTTGTATTGTGTCCCGCGGGAACTGGTCCTTCCTGTGGGACTTTTTCTTTTTCATTGACTTTCCATAGTCTTACTCCTATTCTGTTTATACAGGGCACTGCCATGCCCGAGTATTTCAGAAAGGAGAGCATTATGAATAGTTCTGTTATTGTTTCTGTAATTACTGTTATTGGATCATTTACCCTTGTTTATCTAAACTCGATAAAAGATTCATCCGACAGAAAATACAACGTCAGAAAAGAACAGCTTTTAAAATTTTATGTCCCGTTTTATCAGAGATATCGCATGGGATTCTTCCCTCAAAATCAGTTGAGCACTATGTCTATTGAAGTACGTTCCACATTTTTGGATATAATGACTCAAAACATCCATCTCATGGAACCACTATCTCAGGCAATGTATTCTGATTTCTATTTTGCATTCCTAAACTTGGCGGAAGCTGAAAATGGCAATCCAGAATATCCATATGAAAAATGTGCTCAAAAAATGGACGAGGTTTTTGAGGACCTGTCAAAAGCAATCTTCATCGAGTACAGACAAATATTAAAGAAATGCCATCTGCCAGTGCCTTTAAAATAAGGCCTGTGCGTTTCTTTTCTTTTGAATAGCACAATGCGGAAAGCATATTCATTCCAAGTACAATAATTACTATTGCTATTTCGAACATCAGCATCACTTAACGCTTGCCTCTCCAAAATGTGAGCGGATAAATTTCGCCGTTTCTCCAGAAGAGACCTGCATATCTTTTTCCAGCTCTCTTCTGGAAAAATCAAACTGCATATTAATTCCTTCTCTCAGCTTTACCCACTGCGGATACGTGATCCCGTCCAGAGCATCGATGTACTCACTCAGTTTCTTCTGGCTCATACTGCCTCCTTGTTCTTCAAATATTTATTCAGGAAATACTGCTGGCCTTTCCCAGTCACCTTTGTTGTTTTGGTCATCCGCACGCTGCCGTCCGGATTGGAAATCACAGTCTCTTTGATCTGGAAAAATCCATTTGCCACGTATTTCTGCTTCGGCATGTTCCGACTGGATCCAGTCTTCAT